AATTTATTATCGTGAAATTAATAGTTCTAACTGGACTAGTATAACAAGTTCTCAAACAGTTAGTTTTACTTATAGCGCTTCATCTAGAGTATATTGGTATGCTCCTGGTGAAACAGGATATACAAGAGATGATAGTTATGTAGATTCTTCTCATTATGCAACAGTTTATAATCCGACAACAGTAAGTCCAACTGCTACAATCAATGAGTATGCAGTTAACTTTACTTTAGGAAACTACGTAACAAGAGCATTTACTTCTACTAATATAAATGCAACAACTGGTAATCCTAGTGGGACAACATATGATTATGGAACAACAGTATACTATTTTGTAGAAAAATATGCAGATACTGAACAGTATACTTACACATGTTCTGGAACTCATGTTAGCGGAAATGTTTATAGATTAGGTAGTGTTTCAGTTACAAGTACTAAAAACTTAGGTGCTTTATCTGGCGTTACTAGAACTGAAGCACGAGTTACATATATTGTCCATATTGCATGCATTAATAATAGCGTTGTATCTCCATATTACATATGTTCAGATGTAAATGATTATAATGATATGATTAGTCAAGGCGGTCTAGGACATTGGTTAATTGTAGAGGATTCTACAGGTATTTCTAGACCTGTTTCTTCTACTGAAGTAATAGTATCTCAAAGTGTAATCAATGGTATATGTAGTCCTTATGGATATAATTATTCAGGAGGCCCTATTACAGTAACTGTTAGTTCAAGTAATCTTGATATCTATATAGGTGCATATGTTGTTGAAGACGATCACTAAAATTAATAACAAATAGAAAAAAGAAGAAACTGAAAATTTCAGTTTTCAGTTTCTTCTCTCTCTGTTTTAAATATTTAAGCAAAAAAATAATTTAACAAATTAATAAAAGGAGGAAAAATGGGTTTTGACACAGAAAGATTTTCAAAAGAATTTTTAGATGTTATTAATTCGCTAATTGATGCAAAATTAGCTATGTTAGATAAAGTTGAAATATGTCAAATAGTTTCTGATGATGATGGTTCAGGGACTTATAATATAAAACTATTGTCTGACGAAAATACAATTATTAGGAATGTTGTGAATTGCACTAGTTTTTCCTTCACCAACGGAGACTATGCGTATATTCTTAAAATACAAAATAAGTTATCCAATTCAATTATTATAGGAAGTAATTCTCCTAAGATTACATCCTCAAAATAAAAAAAATTAAAAAAGCGACAAACTCGCTTGACAAAGAAAAAATAATGTGATATTATATTGGTGCCTAAGAAAAAAAAGGCAAAAAAAGGATTAATTTTGGTATCAATAACGATATGTTATGTAGATATAAATTTTAAGAAAAAGGAGAAAAATTTTTAATTTATGAAAGACAAAGTTGAAAACAAAGTCGATGTAGTTGGTTATCTACGTGAAAATAACCTAGAACTTAAAAATACTGCGAATGGCAGAGCTATTCAAGGTTCTGTAACAGTGGCTTTTGACAATTTAAACAGCATTAGAATAAAAGTTTATGCTGCTGAAAAGAGTCAATCAACAGGTAATGCTAATAAAACTTTTGTTTCATTACAAAGTTTATTACCAGAACACACAACAAGCATTAAGGATCAATTAGAAGCTAATCCTACTGCTACTTTTGACACTGTCAAAGATTTAGCAACTAAGATTAAGGCTCATGCTGAATTCCGTGAGTATGCTGTAAAAGATGACAATGGAAATGTTAGTTCAAGGACAGAAGTTGCTCTTAAGAATTGGTTTGATAGCATTCATGTTTTTAATCCAAATTCTGTATTTGAACCAGGTGCTAATTTTACAATTGATGCTTTTATTGAAAGAATTCAACCTGAAATGAAGAAAGTTGCAAATAGCAATGATTATGAAGAAACAGGCAGATATGTGATTACTGCTATCACTCCTGATTATAATGGAACAATGCATCGTATTACATATATCACAGAAGCTGGTGGTGTATCTGAACATATTAATGCTAATTGGAGGGAAAGAGAAACTATTCAACAAATGACAGGAAAGGTATACAACCTTATGAAAGTTGAACAAAAAGTTGAAAATACTCAATTCTTTGGTCAAAAACCTACTTCTTCTGCAGTAACAAGTTTTGTTGAAGAAAGATTAGTTCGTGGTGGTAGATCTACTACTATTGATGCAAATGATCCTGCTTATGAAAAAGCTGGATTTACTACTGAAGATGTAAAGAAAGGTTTAATTGCTCGTGATGCATTAATTCAAAAGAATACTGAAAATAGACAATCAAAGAGTAATAAGACAGTTTCTAATCAACCTCAACAACCAGTAAAAGATTTTAACTTTACTGACAATGCTAAAGCAGCATTTGATCCAGATAGTTTTTAAGGAGTAAAGAAATATGGCAGATTTATTCTCACCTGAAATTTCTCATGTTATTGGCGGTATGGAAGGAAAAAGTATCGTCATTTATGGACCAAACCGTGCTGGTAAAACTTACAATACATCATTAGCACCAAAACCTTTATTTTTAAGCTTTGAAAAAGGTTTAAATGCTATCGAAGGTGTTGCTCACTTCTATATTGATAAATGGGGAACATTTACTAATTTAGTGCAACAATTAACATCTCCTGCAACTATTGCTAAAGCTAAAGAACGCTATTCTACAATTATCATCGATACTATTCAAGGAATTACTGATTTAGCAGATGATTATATTTGTGATGTTTTTGGTATTGGTAGTATTGCTGCTGGAAACAGAGGTTTTGGTAATTGGAAAGAATATGAAAAAGAAATGTTAAAACCTATAAAGAAATTATGTTCTGCAGGTTATACAGTAGTATTCTTAGCTCATGAAGTTGAAAGAAAATTAAAGAATGAAGTTGGAGAAGAATTCAATCAATTATATCCAAAATCTGGAGATTTAAAACGTTGTAGTGCTATCATCTGCGATTTCTGCGATATTATTGCATATGCGCAAACTCAAAATAGTGCCGATGGAAATGAAATTCTTTCGACATTACATTTAAAAGGAACTCAAGCTTTCTATGCTGGTAGTCGTTTTAGAAAAATTGTTTCTGCTATTCCTGAATGGAATTGGGAAAAATTAGTAAAAGCAATTGATGATGCTATCAAATTAGAAGAACAAGCTACAGGAGTTAAAGCAACTACTTTCCAAAAGAAGAAAGAAGAAGAAGCTAAACAACAAGTCGCTGTTGAAAAAGACGAAAATAAGAATATTGAAACTTTAGTTGCAGAATTAGGAGAAATGTTAGCAGCTATGAATCAAGCTGAAGGCAATGTTGAAACTTTCAATAAAATGAAAGAAGCTTGCAATGCTCAAAACTTCAAAGCTAAAGCTGTTAATGAAAATTCTTCACCTGAAGAAAAAGCTAGACTTCAATATTTCTACGATCAACTTGTTGATAAAGGCTATTATGAAAAAGCTGGTTTAGGAAAGAAACAAGAAGAATCTAAATAAAACCTGTCTTTTATTAAATTTTAAAAATTTTTAGTGGAGGTCGTAATGGCTGGAAGACGTTGTCCTAAATGTCAACAAGTTATAATTGGCTCTGGTCACTTGTACAATGGTAGATTGTACTGCGACCAATGCTATAAATTAATTCTTGATGATGTTTTAAATCATGAAAACGAGAAAAAAGAATTATGCGATTTTATTAAAGACTTATTTGCTATAGAAGAATTACCAGAGTCGTGGGTCGCCAAAATTGACCGACTTGAACGCTCTGGTAAAACTTTGGCGGGGATTAAAATGACTTTAGTTTATTATTATAATATTTTAGGTCATGAACCACTCTCTGCTTATGGTCTTAATATTATAGATAGTTTTTACGAAGAAACTCGTCAATATGCAATAAAGCAACAAGAAATCATGAAGAAAAACATGGAACATGAAGATAAAACAGAAACAGTCACTGTTAAAATTCGCAGACCTGTTTCTGCTAAACGAAAAACAAATTATAGAATTGAGGACCTTTAAATGGGAATTAACAATATAAATCATAGATATGCAGATAAAATGGCTGAAATGCAGGTTTTAGGATGTCTTATTAAAGACCCTATGCTTTTTTCAGACAGTAAATATAAATTTAATATAGAGGATTTTTCAGACCAATTTCACCGAATTCTTTTCGGGGCAATAGAAAATATTGCTATCAATGGGGCTCAATCTATTTCTTATATGGATATTGACCAATTTCTGAAAACATATCCTACTCAATATAAGGTTTTTTCTGATAATCAAGGTCCAGATTATATTACACAAATGCTTGAATTAGTAGACGAAAAAAATCGTGACTATTACTACAAGCGTATGAAAAAAATGAGCGTATTAAACGATTTTGATAATCGTGGTTTTGATGTAACACCAATTTATGACGATCAAATATTAGACCCTGTCAAAGCAAGTGAAATGCAAAAGAACTTTGACAGAATGAGTGTTGACGATATATTATTATATTTTGATACTCAATTAACTCAAATAAAAGAAAAGTTCTCTATGTCAGCAGACATGGTACAAGGAAAAGCTGGAGATGGAGCTTTAGATTTAATTGATGAATTAAAACAAGTTCCTGAAATGGGTTTACCTTTTACAAGTCCTAAATTAACTACAATTTATCGTGGTATGATATTAGGAAAGCTATGCATCGAATCTTCGGCTCAAGGTGTAGGCAAAACTAGGAGACAAGCTGAACTTTCATGCAGAACTGCTGTGGGGGAATATTATGATACTGTTAAATGTAAATGGGAACAAACAGGAATACGTGAGCCCGCATTATTAATTTCTATTGAATTAGAGTTAAAAGAAGTTCAAACAATGTGGATGTCGTGCATTTCAGGTGTCCCAGAACATCATATCTTAGATGGTCGTTATGATAAAGGAGAAGAAGAGAGAGTTCGTAAAGCCGCTAAATTATTAGACAAAGCTGATTTATATTTCGTTCGTATTAGTGATTATAATATGGATGATATTGAAAACATCATAAAGAAATATTACCAAATGTACGGGGTTCAATATTTCTTCTATGATTATTTAGCAAGTAGTATGAGAATTATGGCTGAAGGAGCTTCTAAAACTCGTATTTCAGGTTTAAGAGAAGATCAGATTCTTTTAATGTTTATTACAAGATTAAAAGAATTATGTATACGTCTTAATATCTTTATTTGGACAGCTACTCAATTAAGCGGGGAATGGAAAAGCGCAAAAGAAGCAGACCAACAATTACTTCGTGGAGCTAAATCTATTTCCGACAAGGTTGATAATGGTGCTATTTTACTTCCTGTTCGTGAAGCCGATAAACAAGTTATCGCAGCTCACGTTGCTAAAGGATTTGAATTAGAGCCAACACATGTTATTCATATTTATAAAGTAAGACGTGGACGTTTCAATAATATTAGATTATATATCCATTTTGATAGATCAACTTGTAGAACAACAGATTGCTTCGCTACTAATAACGAAGGAGAAATTGTAGACATTAACGATACTAATGTTGAATATATCTTAGACCAAACTGTTGATAATACTAAACCTGAAATTGAAACACTAGTAGATGATACTGCTGTTGAAGTAAAACCAAAAGAAATAAAAGAAACAAAAGAAAAATTAGAAGATATTTCAATTAAAGATTCAGAAGATATTTCAATTAAAGATTTTCAATTTAATGTACAAGATTATTAATAGGAGGTAATGCTTATGACTTCGCAAGAACTTAAGGATAAACTTTCTGTTGAAGATGTGATTAAATATGTTACTGAATTTTTAGGTTCAGATGAACCAGAATATGATCCAAATGGCAACCCAATTTTTCAAACAATATGCCACAACCCTGCTCATTGTGGAAAGCATAAACTTTTCTATTATGTAGAAAGTAAGCAATTCCACTGCTATACAGAGTGCGCTGAAAACTTTGATATTTTTAGCTTAACATGTAAATCAAAGGGGTATGACCCAGTAGCAGAGTTTCGTAAGGCTTTTGTTGACGTTCAAAACTTCTTTAATCTTGGGGGGGTTCAATTTGGATTTGGAAATGAACAAAAGGAAGAATTAAGTGATGGTTGGACCATTTTACAAAAGTTTAAAGACTTTAATGCTCCAAAGAAAGAACTTCAACCTTTACCAAAAGTTCAAGAAAATATTCTGGAATATTTCGGACCAACTGTTGCTCCAGCAGAATGGCTAAAAGAAGGTATTTCTGCCGATGCAATGGCTCATTATGGAATTCGTATAGATTCTGCAATGAGAAAAATTATTATTCCTCATAGAGATATTGATGGAAACTTGTGTGGAATTCGTGGGCGTTCTTTTGACCCCGACGAAGTTGCCGATGGAAAGAAATATATGCCTGTGTATATTCAAAAAGATTGTTATAAACACCCTCTTGGACAAAATCTATATGGGCTTTATGAAAATCAAGACGTTATTCGTAGACTTAAAAAAGTTGCTGTATTTGAGGGCGAAAAATCCGTTCTACTATGCGCAACTTACTACAATAGATATATTGAGAAACGAGATCCAAACACAGGGGAAGTCAAATATGAGTACGAAAATAATAACTTTGCTGTTGCTACATGCGGTAGTTCTTTTAGTACACAACAATTAAAACTACTTCTCAACTTGGGAGTTAATGAAATAATATTCTGTTATGATAAAGAAAATGACGATGATAAAGAATCGGAATTAACTCAAACTTATGAAGAGAAATTATTAAAGATTACAAAACCGCTAACAAAATACGCCAACATTTATGTAGTCATGGACTACGAAGGTCTGTTAGGATATAAAGATAGTCCTGCAGATAGAGGTAAAGAAACTTTAGAAAAATTAATGAAAAAGAAACAACAAGTGTCAGCTGTAGAAGCTGATACAGAAAGAAAGCGCAGACTTAATTAAGTCTCGCGAAAGGAGAACTCATGGGAGTAATTAAGTATTCTTACTCTAGGGTAGATACTTATAATAAATGCCCATGGAAATATAAATTAAAGTATGAAGATTTAATTTATGTTGAATCAAACACACTTGCGCTTGAGTTAGGAACTTTAGTCCACTGGATTGAAGAACATATTTCTTATGCTCTAATGAGGGGGGAGACTCCTGATTATGATGCATTGAGAGAAGATTTTTATAATATTAATAATCCTAAAACTCATCCGCAAGATATGGACAATGGGCAATTCGGTATAAATATCCTAAAGGAAAGATATAAATCTGATTTTTATACTGTTGATGAAAATGGGGAATCTTATGCTACACGTTGTGAGTGGTACGCAAAAGAAGGAATGTATCGTCAAGAAAAATTTCTGCAAGACCACCCAACTTATAAAATCTTTGATGTAGAAAAATATTTCGAATTTACTTTTGAAGGACATATCTTAAAAGGTTATATAGATAGAATTTGGTTCGATACCAAAACTCAACAATATATTATTGACGATATTAAAACAAAAAATAAGTTCTTCGATGAAAAAGATACAAAAACTCCAATGCAACATTGTATTTATGCAATGGCTTTGAAAAATGCGTTAGGTTTATTTACAGAACCAACTCTATTTTTCTATGATTTGCCATTCGTAAATGCACGACAACCAATTGGAACAATGGGATGTATAAATCGAGCTAAGAAGAAATTAAAGGCTTTGTTCGATGGAATTGAGACCGCTTCTGAAGATCAATGGAAACCATCTCCTTCTCCATTGTGTTACTATTGTGAATTTGGGGGGTTGAATCCAAAACAACCTGCTGAAGGTAGACGTCAATGTCCTTACTATTCAATGTGGAAACCTGGAGGAAAATTTACAGGAGAAGTATTGAATGAATGGAAAGGTATAAGTCGTCACGAAGAAGTTATGGACCATTATTTAAATGAACAATGTTCTAATGGCCAAGCTACAAAGATATTTGATTTATCAGATTTTTAAACCCGCGAAAAGGTATAAAGGGAAAAGAAATGGAATCTAAGAGAAGTCTCTAAAACCCGTTTCTGAGCGTTTTAACTTTTTTGACTGGGTAATCATGAAGATAAAATGCTGAGAAACGGGTTTTTATCTTCTTTTAAAAATTAAAATAAAACGAGAATTTTATTGGGGTGACGGTTTCACATCGTTGCCCCTGAATTTAAATTATTATATAGGACGGAGAATGAATTATGGAAGTAAAATTAAATATGCCTCATTGCCCCTTATATAGAGAGGTAAGAGAAAAAGTAAATAAAGAGTTTGGTTCTCTTTCTGTTAAAAATAACGGAGGAGAAATATGTTAAGTGTAAAAAAACGTGATGGAAGTATAGATGAGTTTAATTTAAGAAAGATTGAGTCGACTATTAAAAAAGCTTTTATTTCTGTAAATAGAGTTTATACAGACGATATTATTGAATTAATAAGTTTAAGAGTCATGGCTAATTTAGGAGAAAAAATAAAAGACAATACCATCTCAGTTGCAGACATTCAAGATACTGTTGAAATAACTTTGATTCAAGCAAATTATACAGATGTAGCAAAAGATTATATCTTATATAGAAAAAACAGAGATAATATTTTGAGAGCTCAAGAAACTGTTCTTGACTATAAAAACACTGTAGATAATTATCTAAACATCAATGACTGGAGAGTTAAAGAAAATTCGACTGTTACATATTCAGTTGGTGGTTTGATTTTATCTAACTCAGGAGCAATTACAGCTAATTACTGGTTATCAGAAGTGTATGATAAAGAAATTGGTGATGCTCATAGAAATTGTGATATTCATATCCATGATTTGTCAATGCTTACTGGTTATTGTGCTGGTTGGTCTTTAAAACAATTAATACAAGAAGGTCTAGGTGGTGTTCCTGGAAAGATTACCTCTTCTCCTGCTAGTCATTTATCAACTTTATGTAATCAAATGACTAACTTTTTAGGTATCATGCAAAATGAATGGGCTGGTGCACAAGCATTTTCATCATTTGATACTTATTTAGCTCCGTTCGTAAAAAAAGACAACTTAACATATAAAGAAGTCAAACAATGTATTCAATCATTCGTCTATGGTGTTAATACACCTTCTAGATGGGGAACACAAGCTCCTTTTACTAATATAACATTAGATTGGACGGTTCCAAATGATCTTGCTGAACTTCCTGCTATTGTTGGGGGTGTAGAACAAGATTTTAAATATAAAGATTGCCAAAAAGAAATGGATATGGTTAATAAAGCATTCATCGAAATCATGATTGAAGGTGATGCTAATGGCAGAGGTTTCCAATACCCAATTCCTACATATTCTATCACAAGAGATTTTGATTGGAGTGAAACTGAAAATAATAGATTATTATTTGAAATGACTGCTAAATATGGTACTCCTTACTTCTCTAACTATATTAATTCTGATATGGAACCATCAGATGTAAGAAGTATGTGCTGTAGGCTTCGTTTAGACTTAAGAGAACTTAGAAAGAAATCTGGTGGTTTCTTCGGTTCTGGTGAATCTACTGGTTCTGTTGGTGTTGTTACTATCAACATGCCTAAACTTGCTTATCTTTCTAATAATGAAGGAGAATTCTTTGATAAATTAGAAAACATGATGAATATTGCAGCTCGTAGTTTAAAAGTAAAACGTAATGTTATTACAAAATTACTTGAAGCTGGCTTATATCCATATACTAAACGTTATTTAGGCACTTTCAACAACCATTTCTCAACAATTGGACTTGTTGGTATGAATGAATGTTGCTTAAACGCTAAATGGTTAAGAAAAGATTTAACTAATAAAGAAGCTCAAGAATTTACTAAGAAGACTCTTAACTTCATGAGGAATAAATTATCAGATTATCAAGAACAATATGGTGATTTATATAACCTAGAAGCAACTCCAGCTGAATCTACTTCATACAGACTTGCTAAACATGATAAGAAGAACTTCCCTGATATCATTACTGCATCAGGAAATGATAAAGTTCCTTATTATACAAATTCAAGTCATTTACCAGTTGGATATACTGATGATATCTTCAGTGCTTTAGACATTCAAGATGAACTTCAAACACTTTATACATCTGGTACAGTATTCCATGCCTTCTTAGGTCAAAAGATGCCATCTTGGCAAGCTACTGCTAATCTAGTTAGAAAGATTGCGGAAAACTACAAACTTCCTTATTACACAATCTCTCCAACATATTCAGTATGTGCTAAACATGGTTACATCACTGGTGAAGTTTATACTTGTCCAATATGTGGTGAAAAGACTGAAGTATATTCTCGTATCACAGGTTACTACAGACCAGTTCAAAACTGGAATGATGGCAAGGCTGAAGAATTCAGAGAAAGAAAAGTATACGATGTTAATACTTCTGTTTTAAAAAAGAAAGAAGAAGATATTAGCGATGGAAAGATACGTTGTAGTTGTGAAGAGGAAAAAGAAGCAGAATTCAATAAATTTGATGAAAAATTGGTTCTTTTTGCAACAAAGACATGTCCAAATTGTAAAATGAGTAAAATGATGTTAGATAAAGCAGGCATTAAATATCAAGTAATTGATGCTGAAGAAAAAGTAGACCTAACAAAACAATATCATATTAAAAAAGCTCCTACATTATTAGTATTTAAAGATAATGAAAATTACGATGTTTATGATAATGCAAGCGAAGTAAAAAGATATATTGAATCAAGAAAATAAAAAAATACTTGACAAACATTATCTAATATGATATAATATAAGTATAAAGATTATAACAGTGTGCCTCGGGACTGATATAATATTAAAAAACAAAAGAAAGGCACTAAGATTTAAGAGTGTGCCGAGGAGAAAATTATGGAAAAAATTTATAGTGAATTAACAAAACAATCTTATTATTCTAAAGAGGCAAAAGAAGCCGACGAAAAAGTTTATCAAGAACAATTAGCAGAAAAAGAAAAGAAAGAACAAGCACTTAAAAAAACAAGAGAAGCGCGCGTTAAAGAATTTAATGAAGCTGTTGGTAAGCTTGAAGATTTAAAGAAAGAATATAATAAAAAATATGCTGAAAAACAAAAAGAATTAGAAAAGGAATTACAAGATTATTACGAAGAAATTAGTAAAGAATATCTTGAAAAGAAAGCAGAAATTAAGAAAGTAATTGATGATTTTAATAAAGATTATCCTAATGGAGTATTTATTACTTATAAAAACGGTAAAGCAAATACGCCTTTAGAAAGAATTATTAATAATTTCTTTGATGATCCTTTCTTCTTTGACGTTTTTTCACCTTTTGACAATTTACTAATAAGTAGTCCAAAGAAAAAGAATTAGATATTATATCTAACCAATTTTAAATAAAGTTATTTGTTGGAGCGGGCATCCGAGACTACCTACTTCATATAAATAACTTTGCCAAAGGAGTCAATATGAAAAAGAAAATAAAAATTAAAGATTTTAATGGTGAAACTGTTGAAATAGAAAAAGAAATATCAGCTCCTGATCATTTGCAAGCGCAAATTAAATATCCGAAAATTATTTTTAAAAATAAAAAAAGATACACTCGAAAAATAAAATATAAAAATAAAACTATAGAAGAGTAAAGGAGACTTATTATGTTGACAGATAAAAGTGAAATAAATTTTTATCGTTATGGAAAAAATTATGATGATTTAAATGAGCCTAAAAAATTAGTTTGGAATATAGTTTATGAAGATTGGAGTGCAAGGAAAGTTGTAGTTCTTAATATTTTTGAACATTGTAGTTTTTTTAATGATTTAATTAATATTAAAAAAGAGCTTAAAAAACAATTTGGAAAAGAAAATGAAGAAATTCAATCTTCAAAAGAAGCTTTTAAATTCTTTGAAGAAAAAGTTAATCGTTCTTTAAGTTATTACTATGGAAGTAAAGCAGAGTGGGAAATTATTTTAACTTCTTGGCCTCCATATGTAGAAAATGAAGAAATTGATCGTTTGGTCAAAGAAAGAGAAGAACATATTAAAAAATGGGGCAAATTCTATAGAACAGATGTATGCCTTGATATAGCTACTAAAATTGATGTTTATGCTCAAGTAAAATTAAATTGGGTTCAATTCATGGATTATTTATGGAATAATTTGGATTTAATCAAAAAAAGTAAAAAATAATGCTGATAAGAGGAGAAAAACCTCTTACAGAGCAAAGCGGTTTTTTCAAGGATTTTTTGCGGTATTTAAAACAAAAATCTAGGGTTTTTTGGTGCTTTCGAGGCCAAAAAGTGCCAAAAAACCCGAAAAAATATGGTAATCTTGGTGTAGCGGTAACACGTCAGGTTGTGGCCCTGAAATCGTCAGTCCAACTCTGGCAGATTACCCCATAAAAAAATCGCCGCATAGACAACTGGTGAAGTCACAAGGCTTTCAACCTTGTATGGTCGGATCGTAACCGACTGCGGTGACCAATATGGGTAGGTATGCCTAGTAGCGAGGGCAGCGGACTGTAAATCCGCCACATAGAAACAACGGAGGTGCAACTCCTTCTCTGCCCACCATAAATAGAGCCTATGCTTATTTCTGCTGGGAAGCAATTGACTTGTAATCAATTTTTAGCTAGGCCTTATAATAGAGCTGTTGAAGGCCAAAACAGTTCCAGCGAAACTCTGGATGCAACGGAACATAAGACACTTATGGAGTATAAGTAAGCAGTTAAACCGTACTCCCCCATAGGCGCATAGTTTAACGGTAGAACAGCGGTCTCCAAAACCGTTGACATGGGTTCGAATCCTGTTGCGCCTGCCAATAAAAAATGGAGTCTTACTCAAGTTGGTGAAGAGGACAGTTTGCTAAACTGTTAGGCTGTCAAAGGCGCGTAGGTTCAAGTCCTACAGGCTCCGCAATTCCACTCCATGAAATGAGTCAGGTTGTAGCTTCGAACTCGATTATCATGGCGAAAAAACCTGTAATTATACTTTGGACAATAGCTATAACCACCCAGAGTAGCAAGAAAATCCGTACGTCAGGTAGATCGACTCAACGGGTCGCATTAGAATATTTTATTCTAATGGGTTTTGGTAACGGGCCTTGCATCCATATGATCATACTCAGAATACCTTAGGGCTCTGGGTTCACGGGTCCACCACCCCGATACTAATTAATGTATTTAAGCGCTTAAATACCTTATTAGTGGCTGTGAAACAAAAGTTGGGGGAACTCCAGAGTTAGGCTCTGCTAGCGAGGTTGTGCTCGCTGTTTAAAAAAATATCAAAAAAAGCTTGACAAAGTTTTTATAATAAGATATAATAAAAGCATATCAGGGTATACGTCAATGGTCGACCGCCACGCTTGGAACGTGGAAGTTGGAGGTTCGAGTCCTCCTACCCTGACCCAAATTCCTCTGTAAAGAAGGCCTACGTATGTAGATGATGGACTTATACGCTAATGTTGAGAGTTCTGGAAGAGTCGGTAGGTTGAGGTGGGTGCCACTACCCAACAACATTAGGTGCACAAAGTGGTAGAGACCTGGCTAATAACTGGGGATGTGATGCTGCAACTGAAGGCAGCTTAGATATACTACTACTGATATAGTATATATTGAACCAATACTTGAGGCGAAGACATTCTTCATTACTACGTTTAAATCCTAGTAGCACGACCTGTATCAGCAGGCGAAATGTGAAATGTGAACGGTGGCAAAGAGTGTAGTAGGGACTTTAAATAAAAAGAATGAAGAAGATAGAAGGAATGCCTTGCAGTTTGAAAGAGCTCGCGGGTACCGAAGAAATCTGAAAGGACTCTTATTTATTGTAGCCGAATCATGGCTTTGCTTTTTCTGGGGCTGTAGTTCATCTGGGAGAACGCCTGCCTTGCAAGCAGGAGGTAGAGGGTTCGATCCCCTCCAGGTCCACCATAAGAGGAATGGTTCTTATGCCTCTAACCAAGAAAGATAAGCGTGAGCAAACGAAATGCTACCAGTTGTCTGTGTCGGAGGTTAGGTGTAAACAGTCTAGCTTAGCTTGGATCAAATATTGGTTAATTGATCGACAGATGCGCATGGCATACTAAGCGATATAACCGTTTTATCAGTGTTCAGGTTTGAAAAGAACTGAGGCTTTTGCAGATGAGGCTAAATCTGCAGGATCATACTTCGGTGTTCTTCGGACCCGAGGTCTCTGGAAGCGTGGCACAACTGGTTAGCGCACTCGGCTGATAACCGAGAGGTTGAAAGTTCAAGTCTTTCCGCTTCCACCAATATGGGGGTGAATTTTGGCAAAGGTCAGGAAGTGGTACCGCCTGTACAATGTTGGTTCGATTCCAGCCACCTCCACCAATGATTTATAAGGTTGAGGTTTTCTAACTATCCATAATTGAGAAAATCTGGCCAGCGAAAAAACCCTGCGTTTCGCTATATAAATTCAAGATCAGGCATTTTAAGAGGTTTACCGTGACAGGAAAGCCTACTGCGATTTATTTGGAAAATTTTTCCTTCAAATGTTTGTGCAAAGCGTATTCGTAAGTGAGAATATAATAAATCGCACTGGATGGTGGGCAGGTTGAAAGTTATCCTGTAGTCAAAAAACTTTCATTAATTATAAGAAAGGATTTCATTAGCATGAAAAAAGGAATTATTTGTTATCAAAATCAAAAAGAAATTTATAATGGAACTACTACTATTGTTAAAGGTTTTTCTTATTTTAAAGACCGATTTGGCACCAAATTAGATAGAAAAATTAAAGATGTTAGAGAAGCACTTAATACTGTTAACGGACAATATTCAAGCATGGGCTTTGTAACAAAAAAAATAGCTAGACTTTGTGAAGGCGACGAATACGACAAAAAGATTGGCAAAAAAGTAGCTGCTTCAAAAGCAGAAATAAAAACTTCATCAGATGCTATTGAATATGTAGAAGATTTAGTCGCAGAATTAGATGTGTTAAAAGAAATGTTATTAGAAGCAATTGAACCTACCAAAAAACGTTTAGAAGAATTAAAAAGGCAAGAATTTTAATATAAACTTCGGTAGAGTGGAACGGAAATCTATAAACCATTCTAGGCTCATAACCTAGCGATACCAGGTTCGACTCCTGAGTACCGAAACACCAAAGCACGGTCTAAATTGAATAGAAATATTCTTGGGAAGCTGTGGTAATAGAAGAAATGGCGCAGTAACGAAATTATTGTAAGTCGCCTTGACTAAATAATAGGTTGCAAGTAAAATTAGTCTATACTATTATTATAGATGCGGTTGCGGGAGACCGTATTCCGTAGATGTGTAATCAAAGACTTCGATTACTTTAACAGTGCGTCTCGAAGAGGGAAGTGAAGCAGGTTGAAGATTATCCATCAACATTATCGTTAGATGA